CGTCGGCAACAGCACCGCCGAAGTCTTCAGCGAAGCCCTGACGAAGGCCTTCGAGCACGGCGTCCAGTCCGCACGCGAGTTCCCCAAGGTCGAGATCTACCGGTGGGTCTGCCCCGTCTGCAACGGCGCCGGCCGCTGGGAAAGCGGCGAACGTTGCCTGCACTGCCACGGCAACGGCCTCACCAACGACATCGGCGGCTGGGAACCGACCGAGTGCACCCCCGCGCCCCGGCCGCCAGCCGTCATGGCCCGGCCCTGCGCCGACTGCGCATTCCGGCCCGGCAGCCCCGAAGACGAATCCTCCATGACCATCAAGCTGCCCGGCGCGGACGAGCCGTTCTTCTGCCACCACGGCCTGCACCGCATCGGCGACGGCTACGTTAACACCGCCACCATGGGCGAACTCCCGCTCGGCGCGATGGTGTGCGCCGGCTGGTGGGCGACCGCCAACGGGCAGCTCCGGCCCGAGAAGCCGTTCCGCGACCCCGGCGGCAACGACCGGCGCGCCGACGCACCGGAGCGTGCCCGATGACGCGCCAAGGAGACCGCCGCCGCTTCGCGATCGTCGGAGTCCTGGCCGAGCAAGGCCCGAGCGCAGCGATCAGCCTCTGCCACGTATTGCACCGCGGCCCCGGCACGATCTACCCCGACCTGGTGGCACTGGAACAGCAGGGCCGCGTCGTCAGCTACTGGGGCCACGTCGTTCCCGGAACCGAGCTGCGCCGCCGCATGTACCGGCTGGCCAACGACGACGAACGCCGCGACCACCAGCGCCGCCGCGAACAGCTGGAGGCGGCGAAGCGCGCACCCGCGAAGCCTCCGCTGCGCGTCGTACCGAAGCCCTGCGGCGGTGCGGCATGAGCCGCCGCGCGAACCGCCGCCGCGAGGCCATCGAATGCCAGCTGCTGCACGGCCCCGCGACCATCCGGCAGCTGGCCCGCGTACTCCAGCGCCCGCAGTTCCTCATCTGGGACGACCTGACCGCCATGGAGAAAGCCGGCGCCGTCATCACCGAGTGGGTGCAGCGCCCGGGCTGGCCCGACGGCGCGAAGGTCGCCGCCTACCGACTGCCGACGCTCGCCGAGACAGACACGCAGGCCGCGTATCAGGCCGCGATGGAACAGCGGATACGCGCCGCGTTCCAGGCCCGGGCCGAACAGGTCGCGCCCGACACCACGACAACCCCAGGGGGAACATCATGAACGGCCAACCCGAGCCGCCCACCGCGCTCGACCACGCCACCAGCCGCTGGCACGAGACCAACATCGCCATCGGTCAAGCCTCCGGCCACGGCACACCGCCCGACCCGTACCGGTACGCCGCGCTCCTGGACGCCCGCGCCGGCTGGTGGGACCACCTCGGGCAGCTCGCCGACCGCGCTGCCGGCACCGGCCCGGGCGTCGTCCGCGACGTCTACGCCATCGCCTGCACCTACGCCGCCGAGCTCGACCGCCAGGGCGCCGCCGAGGTCCGGTTCCGGCACCGCATCCCCACGCTGCACCCCGGTGCCGAAGCAACCCGCCTCGGCCTGGACGGAAAGCCGGGCCACCGCTGCGAACAGTGCTGGCGCCCGTGGCAGATGGAACGCGAAGGGGCCTGCGAGGCCTGCCCCGACCTGATGTGGGGCATCACGCCCCGCAGCCGGGACGAGGCCTCCGCCTACCCGCCGGGGCAGCCGTGGGAGCCGGTGGCCCGGTACCCGGAGGACGACGAATGATCCTCGCTACGAAGACCGAGGTCGACGAGGCCAAGCGCGCTCTCGCCGAGGAAGTCGACGAGGCCGCCGCCGCCATTGCGCGCTGGCAGGCCGACCCCAGCGACAAGAAGCGGCTCACTGCCGCCGACAACACGATGCAGCGGGCCATCGCCGCGTTCGCCGAGTACGAGCAGGTGCTGACCAGCTGGGCGGCCGGACCGGACACCGACAAGCCGAGCACGGTTGGACAGGAGAAGCGATGAGCGACGAGATCACGGCGATGAGCGACGCCCGCCTGGAGCAGCTCGCCGGACTGGCCGAGCTGCCGTGCAGCTGCAACGACGCCGACTGCGGCAACTACACCAGCGCGCTGACCGCCGTCGAGACGCGGGAGCTGCTGGCCGAGGTGAAGCGGGCCCGGACCGAGCTGGCCAAGCTGCGCCCCGAGTACGGCGTCCGCGTCAGATACACCAGCACGCGCATACGCGAACAAGCCGTCAGCGACAACGCCGACGACGCCCGCGAGCAGGCCACGAAGGTCGCCCAGAACCGCAACGTGGTCAGCGCGGTACCGCTCCGGCGTTCGGTCGGCGAGTGGGAGGAGCTTGAGAAGGGAGACGACCGTGGCTGAACCCATGAACCAGGATCGCGAGCTACCACCGCTTGACGATGAACGGCTGGCCATTCTGTACCGCTGGGCCGACGTGCTGCGCGCCGAGGCCATCACCAACCCGCGCGTCCACGAGGACTGCCGCTGCGACGTGGACCACCCGTGCACCGGACTGATGTACGAGCTCGACCGCATCGCGGAGATCGAACGGATGGCGAGTGAACTGAAGCAGCTCTGCACACAGCTGGCCGAGATCGGCAACGCCGGCGTCCAGTGGGGCGTCCAGGCCGCACACGGCGACGACGCGTTCCCCGCCCGCACCCGCGAGCTCGCGCAGAAGCTCGCCGCCGAGTACAGCCGCCTGCGCGAGCCCGGCTGCCGCCCGACACCGTGGCACGTCGTGTGGCGCGTCCGGACCGACTGGCAGCGCGTCGAACCGGAGGCCGACCGTGGCTGATTTGATCCTAATTGCGTGGGGCTGGACCGGCGTTGCCCTCGTCGCCGCCGGCCTGTGGGTGATCATCGTCGGCTGCATCAAGGCCAGCGCGCAGCGGAAGGCGGCCGGACGGTGAAGTACCTCGTACCCATCCTCGACGAGGGCGTGACCATCGACCGCGGCGACCACGTCATCGTTGTGCTGGACGGCATGGGCGACGACGAGACGAAACGGCAGATCAACGCGATCTGCGACCTGCTCGGGATACCAGCGCGGGTCGAGCGAACCGAGGAGGAACGGTGAAGGGACTGGACTGGCTACGGGCAAAAACTCGGCAGCAACGGAAGCCGGCACTCCAGTGGGAGCCGGACAACACCCGGCAGACCACGCTAGTGGTCGACAACCGCAGCGGCGCCTACACCCCGCCGGCCGACCTACAGCGCGTCGCACCGCTCGTGGTAGCGGCGATGGAAGAGCGGGAGGTCGAGGCTCCCATAGGGATCAGCCTGCGAGAACCGACCCGGGCCGAGATCGAACGGACACGGCAGCGGTTTGAGACCGCGATTGGACCAACCGCGCTGCGATGCCCGTGCGGCGTGATCTACAGCCGCTGCTACTACGGGCACTGACGACGAAGCCCCCGTCGTACGACGGGGGCTTCGTGCTGTACGGGCTACCGGATGTGCCGCACCGGGCGTCCCCAGGCCCGCGCCCACGACCTGCGCACGGCCAGCCCGAGTCGCGTTCGGCGCAGCCACCGGCCCAGCCCGTGCACCGTGAACAGGCGCTTGACGCCGAAGCAGATCGACACCCAGCCGCCTATCTCCAGCACGGTCGTGTCCCCGAACAGATACCCGATCATGATTCCCCCTGCGGCTACGCCGCGAGATCGGCCAGCGCCGAGGTGCGCTGAGCCATCAGGAACTCGCGAGTGCGCCGATAGGAGTATGCACCCGCGTAAAGATCCGCAACATCCGCATAGCCGAAACAACGGTGCATACGGCCCTTAACATCCACCAGGCAACCTCGGTACGGCTCTGCTCCGTGCGTCTTGCGATACTCGGCCGCCACGACACGCCCGAACGCCGAGGCGTACCGCTCAGCCTCGGGAAAGCCGATGCCGACCAGGTATTCCAGCGCCGTCATGTGGCCGCGGTTGGCCGCACGCAGCAGCACGGCGCGCTGGTGGTCGACGAAGGACCAGCCGGCCCGGCGGGCATGGCGCGGGACGTAGCGGCGGCGCAGGATCCGGTCGAGGAGCAGCAGGGCCCAGCGGGCGGCGATCGGGCGCAGGTTGGGAAGCATGGCGGTCATCTCTCTCAGTCCTCGATCCAGGACACGTCGGCGGTGTCGGCGCAGTGCTCGCAGCACTCGATCTCGGCGCCGTCACGGTTGTCGATGCGGGTGAACAGCTCGGCGACGGGCAGCTGGCAGATCTCGCAGGTGTCGAAGTCCTCGAAGAGCCCGGCGATGACCAGTTCAGCCAGGGCCGCGGTGCCGGTGGCGATCTGGCTGGTCGCGGTGCGAGCGGTGGTGGTCATCTTCGGCTCCTTCAGTGTCCCTTGCTGACACCTCTAATGTACATCAAGCCTTCATGTACATCAAGCCGCAATGCTAGAATCGGCTACATGAACACAGAGTCCGAAGACCAGCCGATCGCTGAAGCCCGCGCCAACCTCAGTGAGCTGATGAGCGCCGTGAAGCTACTGCGACGCACCTACTACCTGACCAGCAGAGGAAAGCGTCAGGTGGCTGTCGTGCCAGCCGAGCTTGGCGAAGCCATCACAGCGGCCGGCGGCCCGGACGCCGTGCTTGCGATACTGGCGAAGGAGGGCTGAGCCGTGGACATCACCATCCACGCGTCGGTACCGAAGGGCGTCCGAGTCCGACTGTGCGAGACGGACGGCGACAAGCTTGAGACCCGCGCGCAGTACGTGGCCGAGCAGGACAGCGCATCCGCGACGTTCGAGGACGTCGAGACCGTGCTTAGCGGCAGCGGCGACGCCATAGTGGTCGTCGAGAAGCCGGGGGACCTGTTGGTCGTGCCGATCTCAATCGAGGAAGGCGGCCGCAGGCGTCGAACCGAAGCCTGACGACGAACATTCGTTCGAGCTATTCTGAGGCCACCCGCACAACGCGACGATCAGGAGGCACAGTGAACCGCTACTGGATTGTCTGGCTGTGCGGCGCCTTCGTCACCTTCATCGTCCCCGAGGCCGTCGCTATCGCGCGCAACCGCACCCAGGACACGCTTAGCGGCTGGACCTGGCGACACTGCCAAGTCATCGTGCACCAGCCCATCAGCCAGTGGAGCGCCACGCACTTCCTGTTCGCAGGGATCTTTCTCGTACTGGCCGTGTGGCTCGTCGGACACCTGATCCTGGGGATCTGGACATGAGCCTCGACGAGAGCTGGGCCGCCTACCGCGACCGGCTGCGCGAGGTCTACGGCGTTCCCGCTACTGATGACTGGCTGCCCGTTGCAGTAGACCTGATCGAGCGGGAAGCGCTCAGCAGCGGGCGGCTGCGGTACGGCGGACGCGGCGAGTGGTTCCGCAGCATCCGGTGGTCCGGGCCGGCGTGGAACGCGCTGCACGGCGCCGAAGGACCGCGAGGGAGACCCTGAGCATGTTTTGGTCCGAAGACCTGCTCTACCCCTGCGGCACCACGCAGAACCCACATACCTACGGCACCGGCCCCAGCGCCCGCGAATGGCGGGAATGCAAGCAGTGCCACCGTTGGCGGCCGCCCGTCGCCGAAACCCTCACGGTGCACCCCGAAGACCGGGCGTACCTCAACGAGCAGCTGCCCACCGCCCGCGTGTACGGTGAGCCCCTGCCCGACGGCTGTTTCATCCTCGAGGACCCGTGCATGACGCCGGGGACGCTGCGGGTGCGCATCGAAGGCGTCGACCTCACCGTCACGCTTGGCCAGCCTCCTGAGCCGCGGTGGGTTAAGTGTGACCCGTTGACCGGGCTGCCAGTTGGGGCGGTGCCACGATGAGCGGCAGCCGACCGATGAGCTTGCGCAAGGAGACCTGGCGCGACCGACGCTGGCGCTGGTGGTTCTCCGGGCCTTACGGCTGGCTGTGGACATGCCACATCTGCCGCCTCGAGGCCTCCTATCCCGCTGTGACCCTCACGGCCGGTTACGGCGACGCGCTTGACCACCTCGACGATGAGCACCTCGCGGTGTCCGCCGGACGCTGAGGGGATGGACGTGCCCGGCGGCGACTACAGCAACCAAGCCCACGCGGCAGCCGAACGCCGCGACGTCGTCGTGCAGCTGCGCGACGAAGGCCTGACCTTCCGCGAGATCGGTGAACGTCTCGGCATCAACCGCCAGCGCGCCCACGAACTGCACAAGCGGGCCCTGCGCGACCGGCCCATTCTGGCCGCCTCGGCCCAGCGTGACCACGAACGCAAGAACGCACAGCTGGCCCAGATCGACGAGCAGCGCCGCGAAGCCGAAGCCAGCCGCGAAGCCGTCCTGGAAGTGCTGTACCGCGACGGCCGCGTCGTCATCACCCAAAGCGGCAAGGTCATTGAGGGCGTCCAGGACGATCCGACGCTGCTGGCCGCCGTGGACCGCCTGGTGCGCCTGGATGAGCTACTGCTGAAGCTGAACGACCACGAGGCGAAGCTGCTCGGCCTGTACGCCAAGGCCGAACTGAACGTGTCCGGCGGCGTCACCTACGAGATCCTCGGCATCCCCACAGAAGACCTGAAGTGACCCCCGCCCCGACCGTCGTCCGCTACGAACCGCGCGGCGCCGCGGTCGAACTGTTCACCAGCCGCGACAGCGAGATCGTCATCTCCGGCCCGGCCGGCACCGGCAAGTCCGTGGCCTGCCTGTTCCGGATACACCTGGCCGCGCTGAACAACCCCGGGTTCCGCGGTCTGATCCTGCGCAAGACCGCGGTGTCGCTGGGCTCGACGACGCTGGTCACCTACAAGGAGAAGGTGGCCAAGGCCGCGCTCGATCAGCGGATTGTCACCTGGTACGGCGGGTCCCGGCAGGAAGCCGCCTGCTACCGGTATCACCGTGACGGTGCCGTGTCCGCGGTCATCGTCGTTGGCGGTCTGGACAAGCCCGAGAAGATCATGTCGTCGGAGTACGACCTCGTGTTTGTCGACGAGGCCACCGAGCTGTCCCTCACCGACTGGGAAACGATCGGCACGCGGCTACGTAACGGCCAGCGCGCTCAACAGCAGCAGATCGCCGCCTGCAACCCCGACTCCGAACACCACTGGATGATCCAGCGGGCCCAGGCCGGGACGCTGAAGATGCTGTACTCCACCCACCGTGACAACCCCGCCTACGTCAACCGCGACGGCAGCTACACGCCAGCCGGCAGGACCTACATCTTCGGCAAGCTTTCCGCGCTCACCGGGATCCGCCGCCAGCGTCTGTTCGAGGGCAAGTGGACCTCGGCCGAGGGCATCGTCTACGAGAACTGGGACCCGGCCATACACCTGGTCAACCAGCTTCCGAAAGGCTCAGAGACGTGGACCAGGTGGTGGACGGTCGACTTCGGGTATTCGAACCCGTTTGTGCTCCAGTGCTGGGCCGAGGACCCGGATGGCCGGCTATGGCTGTACCGCGAGATCTACAAGACCAAGACGCTGGTGGAGGACCACGCTAAGACGATCCTGCGGATCGTGCGCCGCTGCGCGGTCTGCTGCAAATCCAAGGCGGAGGACCACGACTGCCAGACCTGCAAGGTCTGCGAGCTGAAGTGGATCGAGCCGCGGCCCCGCGCCGTCATCTGCGACCACGACGCCGAGGACCGCGCGACCCTGGACCGGCACCTTGGCCTGGGCACGTCGAAGGCGCACAAGACGGTGAAGGACGGCGTACAGGCCGTGCAGTCGCGCCTGAAGGTCCAGGGCGACGGGCGTCCGCGGCTGTACATCGTGCGCAATGCGGTGGTCGAAATCGACAAGGAGCTGGAGGCGGCGAAGTTGCCGCTGTGCACCGAGCAGGAGATCACCGGCTACGTCTGGCCCGAGGGCGTGAAGCCGGACCAGCGCGAGAACCCGGTGAAGCAGGACGACCACGGCTGCGACGCGATGCGCTACATGGTGGCCGAGCGCGACCTTGGCGGCCGGCCCCGCGTGCGGACGCTGGGCTGAGCGCTCAGGAAGCGCTGCCGACCGTCATCCAGCGCAGCCCGACCTCTTCGATCCGCGCGACAACCCAGCGCGCCTCACACTTAGGGCAGTCCCACTTCGTGCCCGCCTTGAGGATGCGCACGCCGGACGGGGATGTGCTGCTGGGGATGTCCAGTGGCGGCTTGTCGTTACAGGTGTGGCACCAGGCGCTGGAGTCTTCGTAGGCGTCGGCGTAGTCGGTCTCGACCTGAGCGGAAGTCATGCTTCAGGGTAGCCGCTGCGGGGCGGTGCATGGCTAGTTGCCGGCGGCCTGGACCGGTTGGGTCCGTGTCTCTGACGTGGCGTTTAGCGAATGATCTTATCC